ACAATTTAAAAAACCTCTAGAATCAAAAATTTCTGGCGAAAATTTTTGCCAGTATTTTGATACTAAAGGTCGGTTTTGATTTTACTTTTTCTTTTTGTTTGCTTTGGAAACCTCTTCCCAAAGTTTTGGATTATGCCTACCCATTCCGTACTCAATCTTTTTAATACCTTCTCTAAACTTATCCCAGTACATATCAAAAATATTTACTGCTTTTTGACTGCGAGTTAAGTCGTAGCGAATCTCACCATCAACTTCATATGTAACGATTCTGGCATCATTGGGGCATTCTTTGGTGGTAACTTGTCCCCAAGTACCATTCTCAATCATTATTTCAACACCATACTTTCGTCTAGAGTTTTCTTTTTCTGATGCTGTCCAGGAGTACATAGGCTTTGTTTCCGTTGATGTCTCTGTAGACATCTCTGCAACTTGTTTTGCCATTACAAAAATCTCAACTTTTATGAACGATTACCCCAGCTAATATCAGGGTATGCTTGTGCAACGATATCTTTAGTAAGTTTGTACTTGGTATCGAGTTTTTTATCCTTAGTAAGAACTAAAATTTCAGCTTCGAGAGGATGCAGTCCTGAAAGGATATTGATAAACATAGTCTCTCTACGAATAGAACTCAAGGCATCGTTACCACCTTTTACAAAATTGTAGAACTTTCTAGCTTCTTTGCGGATGGTAGATCTTCCTTGATCATTTGCTCCTAGAGAGATAGTATCAAGTTCTTCCATTTTCTTGACAGCATCCTGAATCTTCTCAGAAAGAGTTCCGCTAAATCCAGACTCTTTATCAAGTGCTGCATAAGGAACATCTCCCTCAGGCAAAACTGAAATTACAGTTTCATCAAAGTTCCAAATAAAGATAGTCTTTAATGCTGGGCAAGCAAACTTCTGCAGAACTTGTACTTTTCTAGCAGCAGATCTTTCTTTGTTTACCAGATTAAGAATCTCAAATAAAAATGGATTATTTGGTAAGTCAGGGATGGGAGCGGGAGACTTTTTAGTAGTAGGACTACTCTTCGTCTTCTTCGCCGTTGTCTTCGTAGTCATGATAGTTTTCAAAGTTAAATGCAATTACCTCATCTGGAATCAGGTTACCCTGATTATCAAACATTTCGGGGTGAGGTCTTGGAACTTCCCGATAGTTCATCATGTATTCTCTAGCAGTCCAACCTCCAATCAATCCCACGATAAGAAACAGGATGGTCATAAATGAACCAAAGACTAAACTAACTGCTAACATTTTTCTTACCTCTAGGGAACTACTTTCTTTTCCTTAAATTAAAGGAAATCTCGAAATAGACAGTTACTTCCCTGTTTAAGAAGCAAACCATCTTTTCAAAGATTATGTGTAATGGTTGTTTTTGCTTCTTTTTCCCTCCATTAAGAATGAAATCAATACCACGGTTTGTGTGGTTATCATTATTTATGCCATTCAAATCAGATTCTTTTCCCGAAGGTACTTCACTGTTTCTAGACATCCGCCAATTTTTGTTTCGTTAACGATCACTTGAGGGAAAGTACTGCCCTCACCAAATTGAGAATAAAACTCTTCTCGGGTAAAGTCATCCTCCAGAGTATAGACCACATGTTCCAGTTTTGTCAACTTGAGAACAGTTTTGACCTTATCACAATAAGGACATTCTTCCTTTGTGTAAATCTTAAAATTCATAAGCACCTCATCAATCAAAAAAGAACATATGCCAGAGTCTACAATTTTCTTTGCAGTCTCCAAAGTATTCAGAAGCTGAATGAATATTACCGCCACTGAAAAGAACCGAACGATTAAAAACATTACCAGCAACATCAACTGGTTCGTATGGTGTTCTATCTAGGAAAGTTCTTTGATTGAAAACTTTGAGACCTTCACCTGCTTCCCAATCAATCTGAGAATTATGATGAATCTTAGTTTCCTTGTGTCTCCACATTGTAGTTCCACACTCTGGAGGAGCATCAGGAGTCAGGTAAATCATGCCTGCCCAGGTTTGATCATCGCAATGATAAACAAGTTTTTCTCCAGACCAATTGTGCTGGAACCTACCATTCATTACATGAGATTCCCATTCAGTAATCTTGGTTCCAAGTAGATCTT